TGTTTCTTCTTTTCCCGCTCCACCCGAATATCAATGGCCGCAATAATGAAGGCCCGTTCTTTCCGGGGCAAGTCCAGAAAAGCAGATGGTGTCAAATGCAGTTCGTGAAGGCAATAGTAAGCGATATTTGCTTCACCATCACCTTCTTCAATTAGTTTTTTGCCTCGTCCACCTCATCCTGAAGGGTGGTTTCAAACCCGCAAACCTCCTGAACTTTGGTCAGGTAATCGGCATACTCGCCGGGGGTCAGCATGGTTTTCAGAAGGGCTTCAGCGCCCATCACCTTATAGCTGTCCTGAAGTTCCTTGTCATTCAGGTTGGGGAACACCGTACAGGCCACAGCCAGCTTGCCAAGGTACATATCATAGTCGGTTTCCTTCTGATACTGGTTTTTCTTGCCGGGAACGGGAAACCGCTTGGCACAGGACTTCCGAAGGGCTTCATCCTCGGTGCCGGTAATGGCCTTGATCTCCCATTCCATAGGCTTCCGCTTGCCCTTATCGTCCAATTCATCAGACAAAAACCGCTTGGAAGCAACAAACTTCACATTCTCAACGGACAGGGCATTTTCAGCCAGAAAAGCAGACAAACTCATTGTTAAAATCCTCCTATTTTGAAATTGAAAAAAAGAAAAACCCGCCCACATTATCAAAATGGGGCGGGTTTTGGCAATGTTACTCCATTCCCGCAAGCAGGGTAAAGGCTTCCGGCATCTCGAAATCCTCAAAAGTGAAGTCCATATCTTCATCCAAGTATTCCGCATCAGCGTCAAACTTGGTAAGAATGCCGCCATCAATGTTGCAATCCTTCAGGATCACGGTTTGACGGCCCACAGAAGAAGTGGGATCTTCATTCGTCACCTGAATGTCAAAATAGACATCCTCACCGGTGTCCTTGTACTGCTTCATCATTTGGCGGAAAATGCTGGTGTTATAGTGGAAGGTTGCGGAACCCGTACCACTCCAACCAGTGGATTTGTTACCCTTGCCGGTCTTGCCCAAAATGGGAATTTCCGTCTTGTTCTTCTCGAAATTGGCTTCAAGGTTGATAGCCTGCATGAAGTTATAACGGTTATCCCCAATGGTTACAAAGCATTCGGCCAAAGAAGCGGAAACAGCGTCCTTGGCTTGCATTACAGTTGCCATATACTCTTACACCCCTTTCTTACTGGACATAGACAGTCATATAAAGCTGGGCCATAGCGTTGACCGGGGTAACATAGTCCGTCACCACAACGGCCTTCTTGGTATCGCCTTGGGCAACCGTCACATTATCGCTGGAGAAGTTCTCAATAGCCCGGATATTCTGAAGCTCCTGATGGTGCTTCACAATATCGTTCCACAGGCTGATCCGCCCGGAAGCGTCATTGGGAACTTTGCCAAGGTACTTCTTGCCGAACAGAACAGCAATATCATTGGCAATCTGATCCAGAACCCGGATTGTCTGATTGCTGGAAAAGTCCCCGGACTTTTCATCCGTCACGGAAATGAAGGTGTTAATATCCTCCAAAACCACAACCTTTTCATCCACCAGATGGAACATGAACGAACCTTCCAGAATACCGGCTTCCAATTCGCTTTGGGTATAATCAGTATCAATCTGATATTCCCCGTCATAGTCCATATTGGTTGCGGACTTATTCACGGCGGTTCCCGCAATCACGCCGGTTGCCCACGGGATCAGGGCGGGATCATCGGTTTCACCAACAATGGTGTTCTTCACACTCACGGTGCCTTCATAGTCGGCCAGCTTGCGGAAGCATACCACCTGAAACTTCTTGCCCACATCATCCCGCATCCGCTTGCAGAAGGCGGAAAACAGTTCTGCAATGGTGGATTTGTTGGTGGGGCAACCCATAGCGTTGAAGGTGTAGGCTTCCATCTTGTCCAAATAGGTCTGATAGGCCGCATCCTCCACACTTCCATTGGTGCCGCTCGCAAGCGGGGTGGTGGCCGTGGCGGTAATGCTTGCCCCGCTCTTGAAATCCACATAGTCATTGGGCTTCAGGTCAGCCATTTTGGAAATGGCCTTCTGCTGATCCACCTGAACCGTTCCAAGGAAGGTGGAAACATCGTACAGCTTGGACATTTCCTCGCTATTCTCGTTTTCCTCAATGACAATGCGAAGGTCATTCCCACGGGTGCCGGGATATTTTGCGGTTGCATAGGTGCATTCCGCCTTTGCACCACCGGAATTCAGGCGGAAGAAATGAACCGTCTTGGCGTGTTTGAAAATCTCACGCATGGGCTTCAGTTCGTCCGCCGTGTACGCATAGCCGAAAATCTTTTGGGAATTCTTCTGGAACTCCCCAAGTTCAACGGTGATAACCTCACCTTCAGGCCCCCAATTCATTTCAAGGGGGATGGTCGCAATACCACGATCAGAGAGGGTGGCGCTTGCATTCGCAACCGAAATGAAGATGATATATGCACCGGGCAGAACCTTGTTCTGCGTCAAAAAATTGCCGCCGCCAAGGGCCATATCAGTTCACCTTGCCTTTCATAAAATTCTGGATCAAGCTGTCCACCTGCTCCATTGTGTATTCCTTCCCGTCCTCCAACAAAACGGACAGAAGATCACGCCGCTTGGCGTATCGCTTGAAGGTCAGGATATTTCTTTTGGTGAAAACCGGGACATTGGAAACAGGCGGGGCCGCTTCCGCTGTCTTGGGCTTCCGGGTCTTTGTGGTTGGCATTTTTAATCCCCTCCAATCGTTCCAACCTCGGTTTCCAAGGTTTCCATATAGGTTTCTTCAGCGGGTCGAATCATGGGCAAGTTGTAATTCACAAAGAAATGAAGCACATTGTCCACAATCTCATAGTTCACACTGGTTCCATGAAGCTGATCCCCGTTGGGAAGGCTGATGAAGTCCAAGGCTTCCACCATCGTTCCCGCAACAGTGATCATTTCCGCATTGTTGCCGGGGGAAGTCGGAAAATACTGAATATCAAACGGGTTGCGCTGAATGAAGCGCCGCCCAAGCATGGGGGTGATTTCCGGTTTCAGAACAGCGATAAAAAAACAAGGCTCTTTCAAGCCCTGTTCAACATTGTTCTGAAAAATTTCATACCCATCCCCAAAAGCGGTGTTCAGCGCCATTGAAATTCCCTTAATAATCTCATTAAGCATCAAAACACCCCTTCAGGAACTTATACAGTTTCTTTTCCAGAATTTTAGGCGCTTGCTGTTCCAACTCCTGTGTGGAAATGGTCAGCATATAGCGCCCCTTCACCCAATTCTGCTTCAGCACCATCCCGCCTTCCGCATCGGGATCATAAACAAAGCGGTCACTTTCCCAATAACCGGGAATGAACCGCCCCGGCTTCTGCCGGTGTCCATATTCAACATAGGAAGCATACTGAAGGTTATTCAGCACAACAACCGTGTAATGGGTTCCCCGGTGGCCCACGGGCATCACCGCCCACGCATCCCGCAAGGTTCCATATACAACGGGTGTCCGTTTCACAACCTTGTTCAGCAACCGCCCCGCAAGGTCTTTGGCGGCTTGGCGGCAAAACCGATCCAAGTCAGCGCCCATCAGTTTTTCCATGTTTTTGTTCAGCCGTTCCAGTTGCTTGAAATCGCATTTCCCCCACTTGCTCATTAGGCATACCCCTTGAACGGAACCAGTTGGATTTCTTGGTGGTTGGTGAAAACCCCCGCTTCACCGCTCTTGGAATAGGTGAACTCCCGTTCAAGGTCATTGAACCTTTTCACCACGATCTTACAGCCAGCGGGGATATTCACATCAGGGGAAAGAAACAGCTTCACATTTTGGGTAACGGTGGCAACCGAATCACCACCGGTTGAAGTTACGGTTTCAAAAGACAGTTTACAAGGCTGATCCTGAAGAAGCGGCATTTCTTCAAAGTCAGTCAGGTGTGTGGTTGGATCGGTGACTTTTTCTTTTACGAAAACGGAACACCGATCCTTCCACAACCGTTCAAGGGCTTTTCTGTGGGCGTTCACCATACAAACTTCCTGAATCGGTGAAGTTCACGGCTCCGCCCATTGGTCAGGTAGTCAATCAGACTGTTCAACCTCTGTTCCGGGGTCAAATTCCCATCCCCAATGGCAAAAACCGTGTTGGTATCGCCTTCCTGAATTTGCTTGATTGCCGCTTCAAGATCAAACCCTTCCAACTGCCCTGAAACCTTCTTCATGTTCAGGTATTCGCCAACCGCCATATAAACGGCCACGCTCACCAACCCTTCAGGCATATCCTTCCGGTTGGTTTCATTCTGAACCCTGTATTGAACATTGCTGATCACAATATCCAACAGGGGATCTTCAGCGGCCCCCGTCACGCCAAGGGCCGTAAGCATTGCAATAACCTGTTCACGCAACGGGAATCACCGCCATTTCATCAGCCCAAAGACTGAATCCGGGCAATGGGAATGGCCTTGTGGTTGATATAGGTGCGCTGGGAAGGGGTAGTTTCGCCACTGTGAACCAGCGTCCAATTCTGTCCATTCTCCAAGTCAGAATCCGTGGGGGACAGCTTGGTCTGACTTTTCTTCTCATAGCTGATACCATAGGGGCTGAACACCTTGCGCTGACGCATATACAGGGTATCTTCACCGCCCTTGGTCTTGGGGTCACGGGCCATCTCATAGGGAACCTTGGCCCCAATATCCTCGTAGGAAATAGCGCCGTTGCCCATGATGAAGGTGGTGTACTGTGTAGCGGGAACCACATACATATCAGCGGCAAGGGTGCGAGTGCCGAAGTAGGGGGTTGCCTTGGCAAGATTGATGGTGGTAGTTCCATCCTCGTCAGAAGCAACAATCTTCAAAGCACCGGGGGTTTCCGCATCAGCATCGGCATAGCCGGTCACGGCGGGAAGATCATCGTCCACAACCACGGTGCGGCCATTCCAAGTGGCAAGGGTCAAATCCTTCTGAATGCCGTCACCGTCCGTCTGCTTCATAAACTCCAACAGCTTCATGTTTTCAAGGTTGGTGGCAACATCACTGTGCATGAACACCAAAGAAAACTTCTGCTTGTTGGCTCCACAAGCCTTGTTCACGGCGCTGTTCAGGGTGGTGGCGCTCATGGGGGCATAAATCGTGGTGCTGTGCTTCTCCACAAACTCCTTGTTCTTGGCATCGGTGGTAGGCATGGCAAAAACACCCTTCAGGATAGACAGAAGGGTTTTCTGATCCAAGGTGTCCTTGTACTCCGCAACCTGTGCGGACACATTGCCCATGAAGTCCACGCCGCCCGTAATGTCATAGCTGAAATCCTTTTCAGTCCATGCCTTGGCACGGCCAACAACCACCATGCCCTGTTCAAAGGTCTTGGTGGAAGTGGCGGTAATATCGGTTTCACCGTCATAGTTCACCGCATCCCCATCCAGAAGGCCACGCATGGCAAGACGGGCGTAAGCGGTGCCGTTCTGACTGGTGAACACCGCCCGAATGTCAGGGTTCCCGGCCAGCGCACGGGACTTCTTCAGGGCGTTCAGGGTCAGGTTAGGCACACGGCCAACCATGTACTTAAACGCTTCAGGGTTGAAAGACTTTGCATCAAACTTGCTGTTAGCCATCGTTCAAACTTCCTTTCTGTGTAGTCAAATTGTGTAGGTTACTCCAAAACCGCATCCGGGTTTTCCTCCATGTACTTGCACAGTTCGTCATAGGACATTTTGGAAAGGTCATCCCCGGTGGGCTGATTGTGGGGATCACTCTTTTCAGCGGCCTTGGCTCCCTTAAACTTGGCCTTGCCGCTGGTGTCGAACAGAAAAGCCGTGTCCTCGCCCTTGGTCAGCTTGCCAATTTCATCATCCAGCCCTTTCACCGTGCCATCATCGGCCAGTTCCGCCTTCTCCAAGAATGCGGCCAACAGCGCCTTTACAGCGGTGTTGTTCTTGGCCTTGGCATTGGTCAGGGCCACATCAACGGCATTGCTGATCTTCAGGGCCTTGATTTCATTGGCGTGATCCTTGTCCTTCTGCTTGTTCGCTTCCTGAAGGGCGGTGATCTGGTTCTGAAGTTCCGTGTTATCACCAGCGGACTTCTTCAGGGTTTCAATCTGCCCATCCCGTTCAGAAACTTGGGCCTTCAGGGTCTTGTTTTCCTCATTCACCTCATTGAACCGGCTCTTGGTCACAAAGGAACCATTCAGCCCTTCCATAACCTTGTTGGCCTGTTCCTCGGTCAAGCCCCACTCCATCAGCTTTTCTTTCGTCATAGTGTGATACCTCCATCATAAAATCCTTTTTTACCGTGGGTCAGGAACCACGATTTCCCCCGGCTCTGTTTTCCGCCCACAACCGGGAAACGGCGAATGGGTATGAAAAAACCACCACCCCCCCCCCGGCCGGGGGGGGGGCAGCAACAAAAATATTGA